CTTAAGGAAGATTTAAAGCACTATATGGAGGGCATATGTCTTTAGCAAGAAGTACTAAATTTGGAATCAAAGTAGACTTTGAAAAAAGTCATGGGCTATATTTATATGATAAAAACACTCATAGAGAAATTCTTGATTTTTTCGGAATGTATGCCTCATTGCCGTTAGGGTATAATCATCCGATATTTAAAACTTCTGAATTTATCGAAGAGTATCTGAGAGCTTCTTCGTTAAAAATGAATAATTGTGAGTTTGTATCAGATGAGACCCTTGAGTTTGATAAAATGTTTACTGAATATGCCGGCGTCGGTATTTTTAAAAACATCCATTATAGTTGCACCGGTGCCCTTGCAGTTGAGGCGGCCATAAAAACTTGTATATTATATAAAAGATTTCACAAGCCCAAGATATTATCCTTCCACAATAGCTTTCATGGCATTAACGGTTACGGTGGTTTCATAACTTCAAGATTCCCGGGAGCGGACAAGAGATTAAACGGATTCCCAGAAGACTACTCTATGAAAATAGCACCGGACTTACAAAAGGTCGAGGAGAGCTTGAGGAATAACGATATTACATGCCTTTTGGTCGAGCCGATACAATGTAGTGCTGGAGACATTCATTATGATCAGACCTTCTTTAAACAATTGAGAAGGCTGTGCGATGAATACGATGTGCCCCTTGTTTTTGATGAAATACAGGTTGGATTTGGAGGAACTGGAAAACTATGGTTCTTTCAGCATGTTGACGTAGTGCCAGATATTGTTATTTTTGGTAAGAAGACCCAACTTTCCGGGATAATGGTAAGGGACAAGTTTTCACAAATATTTTCACCAGAAAATAGCGTTAGACTTGAAGTAACGTGGGATGGTGATATCTCGGATATGATTCGATGCAAACATATTATCAAAGCTTACAATGAATACGATATATTAAATAATGTTAATAAGATGTCTAAACTGTTGTTTACAACATTATCAGAAATGCCAGAGATACTAAATTTGAGAAATTGTGGGCTAATCTTCGGATTTGATTTAAAAAACAGTGAGTTTAGAGATACAATAATAAGCGAACTGTACACAAATGGGCTTATTTGTAATAAAACAGGTCTTAATTCAGTCAGGTTGAGACCAAGTTTAAATCTGACCGAAAAAGATATAAAGCATGCGGCTGAGTTGTTTAAGAAGTCATTCGCCAAAAAGGAAAAAACATCATGAGCGAAAAAAAACTAGCTTGGATTATTGGCACCGGACCATCCTTAAACGACATAGACGTTAAAAAGCTTAAGGATCATAAGACTATGACCTTTAATCGTGCGTATATCGCATTTGAAGATTGGGGCTTTGACCCAACCTATTATCTATCCATTGATAGCAATGATCTCAGAGCAATGTATAAAGACCTAAACAAGGTTATAAGCAACAGTAAGGTAGAAGCATTCTTCTTAACAGATTGTAAAGATAACGATAGACACGCACCTGAGCACTTCCAAGACCAAGATAAGGTTGGCGCTAAGGAAATGTTTGTTGACAAGGAAAATGTTTACACCATTTATAACTCCCGCCGAACAGGACTGGGAAAAATTAAAATTGATCATGAGAATAATTCTATAAAGGCTAAACATCACAATAATTCTGGATTTATGGGGCTCATGGTTTTATATGCTTTGGGATATAATGAAATCGCTTTTGTAGGCTGCGATGCAAGATATAGAGACGATGAAGAATCAAACAAGGATATCATAAAACATGGAAAACGTGGTGGCGAGTATGAATCAACGGCAGATACTGATATAAACCATTTTCGTAACGACTATTTTGGGAAGGGTATGCGATTTGGGAAGCCCAATGAATCTAGTATTATAAGTATATGGCGCCGCGGCAAAAGCGTAATAGATGCCATTGAAGACCTTGAAGTGTATTCATGCACTCCTAACTCGAATTTAAATGGGATTTACAAGTATATTGATTTTGAAGACTTCCTAAATGGAAAAAGATAACAATTAAGGATAATAAGATGAAAATTAGTTTTGAAAACATAGAGCAGCGCTGCGTAGACGCTACACATTCGGAAGAGTATAAATTACTCGCATCAAAGTTAGGTAAAGCAAAGAAGGTGTTTCTCCTAGGGAATGGAGGGTTGCACTTTGTTGCTAGCCATATGGCCACAGACCTGTCCAGGCTCATACCAGACAAGGCAGTATATTCTTTTGATAGTGTCGGCTATATAACTTCTAATGCAAATGATCATGGTTTTGAGATGTTGTTTGTAAGATGGCTGGAAACTATGGCGACAGTTGAAATTCCAGAAGAGTGTTTGGTAGTAGGAATGTCTTGCTCTGGAAATTCATCTAATGTTATCAACGCCTTACATTGGGCAGATGACGCGGGTATGGATACGTTTATGGTGTCAGGACAAAGTTCAGAGATTCTAAAAGAGGATATATCGGAAATGAGTTTTGACTGTGAATACTTTCATACTGTAGAAGTAATGTGTATGATCTTGTTCTACGACCTAATCCATCAAACTGATAATAAATGCCCATCAATACGAGGGGAGAAGAATAGGTTAAAAGACTCTTCTCTAAGAAGCATAGATTAATGAGAGTGTTGGTCACGGGCGGTACAGGATTTCTAGGAAATAGGCTAAAGAGGTATAAACCTAATTGGACATATCTTGGTTCTGGGGTATGTGACCTAAAAGATTACAATCAAACCGAAGACGCCCTTCGTGAATTGCGTCCTGATGCGATAGTTCATCTAGCCGCCCGAGTCGGGGGGATAAAAGATAATTCTGAAAATCAAGCAGAGTTTTATCTTCAAAACACTCTGATAAACACCAACATTATACAAGCAGCGTATTCGACGGGAGTCAAGCGTGTGTTATCCTCACTCAGTACTTGCGCATTTCCGGATGTTGTGAGTCAGTATCCGTTTACGGAGGCGGATATTTTTAGTGGACCCCCTGCCAAAACTAACTTTTCATATGGATACACCAAGCGCGCCCTCCATGTCCAGACTCTGTCATATCGCAAACAATATGGATTAAATTACTCCACTTTCTGTCCGTCTAACATATACGGGCCGAGCGACCATTTCGACACAGAGAACTCACACTTCGTCCCAGCGCTAGTATCGAAGTTGGCTAAAGCAAAGGATGGAGAGACCATAGAACTATGGGGCACCGGGAACCCAAAGAGACAACAACTTTACGTTGACGACTTGGTGGAGATTATCCCTGTGCTTTTAGACAAGCACAACTCAGGACACCCCTTAATCGTGGCACCAGATGAGAACCTTAGTATAAGAGAGATGGCTGAAATGGCAAAAAAGAAAATTAAAAAAACCATACAGATAAGATATAATGGAAATCTAGATGGACAATACCGCAAAGATGGCTCAAACAAGCGTTTTGTAGAGTTGGTCGGAGGCTATAACTTTACCTCATTCAATTCTGGTATCGAGAAAACCATGCAATGGTATTTGGAGAATAATTAATGAAGACAGCGTTTATAACAGGAATAACAGGGCAGGATGGATCATATTTGGCAGAGCTTCTTGTTTCAAAAGGCTACAATGTTATCGGCATGAAGCGTAGAACATCTTTAATAACGACAGACAGAATTAATCATCTGATGGAGAATGAGAATTTCCATATGGTGTATGGAAATATGAACGATTCAGGGTGCCTCCACAGACTTCTTATTGAACACAAGCCAGATGAGGTATATAATTTAGCTGCACAGTCCCACGTTAGAGTATCGTTTGAAACTCCGGAAGAGACAACCGAATTTATTGTAATGGGAACCTTGCGTCTTCTGGAAGCAATCAGGAATGTTTGTCCTAATACTCGCTTTTATCAGGCTTCTTCATCGGAAATGTATGGTACTAATCCTAAGATGCCCTTAGACGAAAAATCCACTCTTATGCCAGCATCCCCCTATGCATGTGCTAAAGTATACGGACATCATCTCGTACAAAACTATAGAGATAGTTATGGTATGTTTGTTTGTAGTGGAATTCTTTTTAATCACGAATCCCCACGACGAGGTGAGACATTCGTTACAAGAAAAATTACTATGGCAGCCGCCAAGATAAAGCTAGGTCTTCAGAAAGAACTTCGGCTAGGTAATCTCGATGCCAAGCGGGACTGGGGTTATGCGGGAGATTATGTAGAGGCGATGTGGCTTATGCTCCAGCAAGACTCCCCGGACGACTATGTTATAGCCACAGGTAGAACCCACACTGTTAGGGACTTTTTGAAATGTGTGTTTGATCATGCCGGCTTGGGAGATTACAATAATTATGTTAAAATTGACCCTCGGTATTTGCGACCAAGTGAAGTACCGTGCCTTCTTGGTAACGCTGAAAAAGCAAAAGCAAACCTCGATTGGCAGCCGAAGGTTAATATGGAAGAACTAGCGGCCCTCATGTATGAGGCCGATTTAAAACTGATAAAAGGAGAATAGAATGAAATTATCAAATCAGGCAGTAGGGGCCCTTATGATGGCACTACAAAGATCATTAATGGAACAGTCAGACATTGTTCCAGTTCTACAGGAGATGAATTTTCAGGTAAATCCAGAGGATTCATCACATACAGAGTTGGTAGTTACCAACCCACCAGTGATTAATCTTGATACTGTACAATTTAATGAGGAGGAATAGAACATGTCAAAGAATACAAAGCAGCCAAAATTTCTAACCGAAGGAGCAATTAAGGAGGTGGTTCAAACAATCTTGAGGACTGCCATGCACGATCAGGCTCGTGAACTTGAAGGACACTTGAGAGACATTGATAGAAGATTGAAAGATCTTGAAAAGGGGCGTTAGTGCCCCGCTATCAGTATCGCTGTACCGCGTGTGACGAAATATCAGTAATATATCACCCTTCTAGTGAAACACAGTCTGTATGTCCTGTATGCGACTCTGGTACCACATTGGTGAAAATGCTGACAACGTTTACAACGAAAAAGTCCGGAACAAAATCAAATAAAGCCGGTCAACTTACAGAGCAGTTTATAGAAGATTCCCGTCAAGAACTAAAGCAACAAAGAAATAAACTAAATAAAAATAGATAATGTTTATATATATCGCACTCGTCACTTCATTAATAATAAATGCACTCCTAGCTTGGTACGCCATTAGGATACTGCAGAAGTTTGTGTTTATATCTGATAACATGTCTGATTTATTTTTAACCGTTAAAGCATTCCAAGTCTTTGTAAAAGACATGTATAGCATGGATTCTTATCATGGGGAACCAATTATACAAGAACTGGTCTTAAGAATAAGAGAGGTTAATGATGAAATCTCAAATTTTAGAGAGATTTTTGAATATACGATAGACGAAGAAATAGAGCAAGAACTAGAGGAAGCACTAAATGCCGAGGAAGAAAAAGAGCAAGAAAAATCATTATTTTACGCAGGTACACGAAGACGCAATAGTTAAATATGCGAATACAGAAGATCGAGAACTTCGATCCAAACTGTACGAGGAGTATATACAGCCTGCATTTGACGATATGGTAGATAAAATAATCTACACTTATCGGTTTACAACATTACCAAACATTGATTATCTCAGAGCGGATTGTAAAGTTTGGTTAACCACAATCTTAAACAAGTACGATCCTAGTAAGGGTTCAAAAGCCTTCTCGTACTTTTCAGTGGTGACAAAGAACTGGTTCATACACAAGGTCAAAAGAACCAAAAAGCGCCTTCAAACAGAAATCTTCATGGAGGACGTCCTCAACGAGGTGGATGAGAATCTAATATCAGATGAACCCAGCTATTATGATAAGAGATCTGAGGTGGAGTTCTGGATGTCTTTGAGTAGCGAAATAGATACTTGGGACTCCTTTATGGTTAAAGAAAACGAGAGAAAGGTTCTTATGGCCGTCCGCATTCTCTTGGACTCTGCTGAGCAAATAGAAATTTTTAATAAAAAAGCTATTTACTTATATCTCCGAGAGCTTACGGGTTTGAATACCAAACAGGTTGTCAATAATCTTAACAAGCTTCGTAAAAGGTATAGGACGTTTAAGACAAAATGGGAAAACAGCGAGATTTAAGTTTAGAGCATTACATAGAAGAGACCACGACGAATATCAAAGAAGATCGTGCCATGGCCAAATCCTTGTTAATGGATGTAATGGCAGATATGAAGGTCTCTCCTGCCGATAGAAGAGAGATGGGTTCAATCGCGGCCAAGTATGTAGAAAACCTTCAAAGATCCAACGAGCAGATGGTGAAACTAGCTGCCATCCTACAGCGCCAGAAGACAAACCAAGTTGGTCTTACAGAGGATGATAAAGAGCAGCTATTTGATTTGTTAAACGAGAACAGCGAAGATGGCTAATGAAATAACCCCCCAGCAATTGTTCAGCGAGTACGGAGTTCTGAATGACCTCAGACCTGCAGATGGTCTATCTGGCGATAGAAGGTCACTAACCACCACAGACGCGATTTCTACTGTTTTGGAAGAAGCTTTCACTCCCGATGCCATCGGATCCAAAACAGTCTTTGGCGGGGTTGTAATGGCTCTTGTGGTATCAGATCAGCCAGTCGTGGCCAACCCAATGGAAAATTTAGAGTATGTGTCAAGGCAGCTTGAGCTTGCAAATGATCCGAACCTAACAGGCGAAGCAGTATACTACAAGTACAGAGTCTATGTTCACGAAGCAGACCCCAGAGTCATTATACCCATTGAGGCTCTAGAAAAGGGAGACACTAGAAAATTAAATATTAAAGGATTGTCTTTAGCTGAGCGTGTCCAGACGTTGCCCGAAGCCTCGTTGGCTTTGGAGGCTGCTGTCCCAGGCACCCAGCAAGCTATTGAACCAGGAACATTGGTGGAAATAATATACGCCAACGAAGAAAGATTTTTAAACCCCCAGATTATAAAGATAGGCTCTAAGATATTTGATATTAATTTTCTAGATTCATCAATAAAGTTAATGCACAAATCTACATCACCTACAAGTCTCGGTGCATCACGAGATGCAAGTCAGAATTCTTCTAGGCTAAACCCGACTACATCTACATCTCCACGAGTCGCCGCCGCAAAACAAAAAGCACAAAACCTAAAGGAGCTAAGAAGACAGATATTCGAGTCTAAAGGTGACGAAACTATTAAGGCGCCCTCAGGATATACATTCTCCGCTAGGGTTGCCCGAGGTGGTTTGGATGGACCCTTTAAGAAAAAAAGCAATCGCTCTTGGGAGGGCGATGCTATCTTAGACAGATCTGTACAACAGAAATTAAAAACTAAGTTTATGCCTGAGATTAAAGCCATGCTGCAGCGGCTAGGGATGCCATTGGTAACATTTGAAAAAATACTTGCTAAAGAAAGTGGGCTTTTTGATCCTTATGCTCTTAACAGAAATACGGCAGCCACAGGATTGATACAGTTCATGCCCGAGGATTCTAGAGCAGCAACTGCCAAAACTCTGGGCACCACAGTAGAAAAATTGCTTACAATGGGACCTAAGCAACAACTTACATATGTTGAGAAATATTTTTCAAAACTAAAAGGAAATAAGACTATCTCTGCGGCTAACAAAGGGGTAGATTGGTATTTCTTAGTATTTTATCCAAGAGCTGTGGGGAAACCAGATAGTTATGTTATCGGATCCGCGTATACAGCAGAAGTAAATTCAGGCTATGCTGATCCCTTGCATCCCGAAAAGCGAATTACCCGTCGCAGGGTGATAGCTAGATGGCTTGGGACTGAAGCATAATAGAGGTTAAATAAAAAAATGTCAGATACAGGGAAAGTAAGAACAAGCTCGGCTATCCAAGAGCCAAAAGATCCAATGCTGAAAAGAAAATTGGATAACGCATCCCCAGCTGAAGAAGCTGATATTCGCGGAGTTGCCTCAAAAGAGACAGAGAACTATGACACGCCTGATTTAATTCTAACTTCCAACGAGAGAGTTATAAGAAAAGGCAACGCTTCTATTAAATTAGGAAAAGATAGAAATTCAAACAGATTCTCCGGAGCTGGAGGTAAAGGACAGTCTCATTGTGCTGCTATAGATATAGTTGCCGGAACCCTAGGGCACAACGCAAGCAGTCGCGACCGAAAAGGGAATAAGCTTTACGCAGATCCAAACTTCGTTTTAGACTCAGCGAGGATATATGTCAGCCAAAAAGCAGATATTGATGGGTATTTTAGACTTAAAAAGCCCAAGGGCGCCGGCTCAACCTCGTCAGTAACACCCAGATCTGGCATAGCCATTAAGGCAGACAATATTAGAGTTATTGGTCGCGAAAACATCCGACTTATCACTCGAACAGATTCAATTAACTCACAGGGTGGCGAATTGTCAAACGCAGATAAGAGCGGATACGGGATTGATTTAATAGCTATGAATGATCCAGAAGACCTGCAGCCGATGGTAAAAGGTGAAAATCTCAAAGATTGCCTGAATGCTCTCCTTCAGGTCGTTGAAAATATTGGTACGATATTAGATAACTTTATTTCGTATCAGCAAAGTTTTAACAGGGCTGTCCAGAATCACACGCATATGTCACCGTTTTACGGAACTGAAACCGCCCCTGACTTTAAACAAACGATGATGGCCGGCGTTGAGAATTCGATTAATGTTGCTTTAAATTGTCAAGTGCCTATGATAGCTGATATACCCCTAACCACCGTTGCGGTTGTTAACGATTACTTAGATAACTCTGGAGTTGCTGGCGACAAGTATATTCTAAGTTTATACAATAGGACAAACTAATGGCTATTCCAGGAATAGAAGCTATATCTTTACAATCTCTAATCTCTAGAACTTTACCGGGCATCCCATTTGTCAATAAAGTAGACAACACAATGAGCTTTTATGTAAATGTCGCAGGCAACCAGCCCAGAGAGACCCAAGAGCGCCTGTGTACAGATTATTTTATTGAACACTATTTTCCAGAATACTATCCTTTAGTGGTTGGCAAAAATAATGCTGAGTTTACTAGTTTTAGTGGCTTCTACGAGCAGCTTCGCAACACGATTTCAGATTCGCTCTCTTTGGAAAGAGCTGGTCCATTTAACATCAAAAATACATTTAAGTTATCATTGCAGCAAGGAAACATCTATGATCTTAAAGAAGAATACGAAAAAGAGGAAAAGTTACCTGATTTCCTAGATGCTCTGGCATACTTCAACGTTGTAAGAGAAGTCGGCGCCGAAACAAGCGCAACGAGCTTTGAATTTACAAATACTCCAAGTTCGCTAGACAAGTTGACTGGAACAATTAGTGACTTTTCCGCCGGTCTTTCATTGTTCAAGGGGATTATACCTTTGTCTTTGGACGCAAATAGTCTTGGTATCACAACCAATAGAATTGTCAATGCTTTGCTTAGTGTCATATATGAGGGCTTGGACTTTAAACTTAAAGAGAGTACTTTCTTAGATACCGATTATTTGACAATGTACTTTGATACAGACTCAAATATTGTGCGAGTTGATTATTTTGTTTTAAATGTAACACGCGGCGAATCCAGTCAAGCAAAGATTGGATTTATTACAAACTCTAAATACAACCCAATTTTTAGTGACCCCTTAGCACTAAAAACAGTTCAAAATTATAAAGAGATTATTGAATCCTCGGAGCAGCAGTCAAATTTAACACAGCAACAGTCAATAACAGGGTTTATGTCGACGCTCGGAATTGAAGGGTCTTTCACTGCACCACAGATAGGAGATATTCCCGGTTCCATTACTCCTGGTAATAATATTTTTGGGAACAGATCATCAGACGATCTGATTGACATCAGTAATATAGAACAGCTTGAGAACACGTTTAGTTCGCTTAAAACTAAAGAAGAGTTACTAAAAGAAATTGAAAAGGCTGAAAATGAAGAAACGAAAAAGAATATCCTCCAGGCAGAAAAAGCTAAGAAACTCAATGCTGGAATTCAAATTGTAGACACAATAGACGCCGTTCTGAATTTTAACGTTCCAATATTTGGTCCTAACCCTACAAAAGAACAAAAGATTGTAAATCAAATTTTAAACCAGTTCGGAATTCAAGCCCTTGCAAAAGAAGCGATTATTTGCTTAACGTTGGGACTGGGGGCGACAGCCTCTAGGATAACTCAGTCAGTCAGAAACTCAATTATTCAGACAGCTTCCTCTCTACAAGCGGAACCAACACCACCTTCGAAAGACATAAATATAAAAAGACCAAATTTGGGCGCCATGTTCGCGGACTTCGCGAATCCGTTTTCAATCAATGGCGATATTAAAGATCAAATAAAAGACATTGTCTTAGGTGCTATTGCTAATGGTGCATTCGCTGTTATCAAGTCTCTAGTAGAATTGATACAATTTAATTGTGATGCCATCCTTCGTGGAGAAACAGGTGTTATAGACGTCGGAAGCAGGATAAGGGACGAGAACCAAAGAGCAGCCCAGAGTTTTCCAAATTTGGAAGAACTTTTACAAGCTGAATTTGCTCAAGATGGGATATCATTAGAACTAGTCTACAATTACTTCTCGGATGTTTCGAATATATTGGATCCTGTAGAGGTTTGTCGTTTACTCAACTCTCAAAGAGAAGTTGAGCCGCTCACATACACGAAGATTCTTGACTTCAATTCGACCTATCCTCTGACACAGATTAGGAATAATGTTAACACGATTGGATCCGTCAATAGTTATTTTGCCAGAATCTCGCAGTATGTGGACACAGTTTCAATTTGTAACGATATTATCAACAACAATATCTTGCAAGTGGTGGAGAACTGCAATATATGTTTAGATGAGGATTTCTTCAATTCAACCCCGGAACTTGAAGAACTGATAAGGATTGCCGAAGATGGTATTGAGATCGTCCCGCCGCAGATTGAGTTTTTGTGCCCAGATTCTCCGAACTACCTAGAGAACCCAATAGCTACCAGAATTTTACCTAACCTGTTTAACAATATTCTGGGAACCACCAAAACATACATGGCCGGGTCATTAGAGGCAGCCCGTACGTCCTTGTTGGAACCTACAGTTTCTAATGAGTTGAATACGGATGTTTCTGGTGCCTTTGAAGTTCTGGGTTTGGAGATGCCACAAGCTGAAATGGATCCGGCAGTTCTAAACTTTATTACAGAAATGTTTGAATTCTTTGGAGAGGCTACTGAGGCGATTGAGACGGCGACGGAGCAGGGAGTCTGTCAAGACATTGATAATGCTAAGATTCAAAATATCATCAATAATGTTAGCACGGTGGTTGGCACTATCGACTCGGCTTTGAGCGAAGTCCCCGGTGTTATTGAAGAAGTAAATGATAAAATTACATCTATCCAAGACCAGACATCCGGGTCCGGGGTAGTGCATACAAAATATGTTTTTCCAGAAGCCTTCAAAAAGAGATTCCAAAATGCAATTCAGCCGTATGGAAGTACAAGCTTCAATTTTGAAGTTCCAATCCTTTTTGATAACGGCTCCACATTTTCATTTTACAACGAATCTAATGATAACACCGGCCCGATACCGTTTGAAACTATTTCAATCCGGTTGTTGTACAATATACAACGCGGAGAGCCCCAGAACTATGACCTAAACCTAGGCGCCCAACAAACAGCGCAGGAAGCTGCAGATCAATATTTGTATATAAACTACCCGAAATATCAGCCAAATGCGAGCACCTACTTGAGTTTGAATTACAATTTAGATTCAGTTGACGATCTTTTGAGTGGAGCGATAGAGAACCTCGTCCCGGGTCAAGCTCCTCCATTGCCAGCAAACACAGCTTATACTATGAAAGAATTTAATCCGTATGTGTTTAGATTTGTAGATCCTGTTGAGCAGCAGATAGGTAACGGATCGTTCCTGGCGTCGAATAATGAAGACGTTGTAGCGAGCGTCCAAGAACAATTCATACCGGCTTATGGTACCCTATTCGCCAACTTATTTGACTATATCTTAGAAAATGGAGCATTTAGCGCCGATAAGATAAACAATCTTAAGTTCTTCAAGAACAATGCAAATTGCCCTCCAGAAAATATTGGTGATCTGTTTGATGCTGAGGGTATTCTTGATCAGATGAAGAAAGAGTTTGCAGCAGCCGCGTGCTACGACCAGGGGTCAGCAAAGGACAAAACAAGAAATACCTTATATTACGGTTTGATACTAATGTTAATACAGGCTGCGATAGACGAATTTATAATTAAAAATATTGTTGTTTTCTCAGCCTTTGACATGAATTCTGTATTAGAACTGCCTTTTGTGAAAGAGTTCATGGTTAACGAAATTATCCAGTCCATCGAGGCAGAACGACTTGATGGCAATTCTGTTCTTGAGAGAGAGATATACAATTATTTTGATAGAGTGTCGGTCAGACAGTCTACAATCAACAACGGGGGCATTGCTCACACATACCCTCCATATAACATACCAGAGGGCTTTGAGTTGAATGAAACTGAAAGTAAAGCCAATTTTCCTTTAAATGATGAAAGGTCTGACTTGATTCGTTTTTTGGTAGAGGAAAGGTTGTATTACACTTGGGATTCCGGACAAAGGTCTACGCTTGGAGCCATAAACAACATTATAGACCCGCAGGGTGAGAACAAAACATTTGATGATATTTTCATAGAAGACGTTCTGGGCATTTACAATCTGGAAGATAGTGCTATTACTGATGCAAACTCTATGTCTTATATATTGCCGTCGTCGTATGCTGATTTTGATGTTGGATTATATTTTCAAAATGTTTTTTCTGCCCCCGACACCCCAGCTGGCACAGTTAGACTCAACTATACGGAGCGCGCCTATGACGGCGCTCCCCCACAGGTAGCAACGTTATTCGAGGTTAATACGGGTCTGGCTCAGAATATAGTAGGAATTATTAAGGAGAGTCAAGAGTACCAAATCTTCAAACAACAGGTATTCAATCAAGACGCAATTTTGATGGGTCCACTTCTATACAACTTCTACTTAACAGAATTGTTCTTCTCAGACATAACCGATTCTTTTAGAGGAACAAAGCGGGCTATCATAAACTTTATGAATATGACGGATGCTTCCACCCGTCCACCACTGCCTGACGGATTGAATGACGAATATTCGAATACTTTGGCTAACAACGGTCAGCAAGACATGAATTCCATGGCGCGCGAGATATTCTTAAAATTCTTGAAGGAAACTCCGATTGCGATCCTTAAGGGGCTAGTTGAGCTTATCGATCCACACATCGCTATCACAAAGATAGTCAAGGATATAACAGCGGATGCCTTTTTGGAGGTTTCTCGGGCGATCACGGCGGCTATCAGCAGCCTACCAGACAGTTCTCCGATAAGAACTGCAAATATTAACGGAGAGGATGTTTTATCTTTATTGTTCTGCTTATACAGTATTGGTAATGAAGCCCTGACCGACGCGGTCGTCGATGATAGTAATGTTGTAATTGGTGAAGACTCGCCTCTGTTCGGTCCAAGAATTAGTCTTGATGGCGTTGACTTTAAGGGCACAGTTGCGGGCATGTTTATGGCCCCGCCGTCGCCCCTGGGTATTCTGTATCTATTAATTGAATTACTTAAGATAAAGATTGACGAGGGTCTTTCGGATGACAATGTTGACGCAACAGCACCGCCACCTTCCGAGGAGTGCTAAAATAAATAAATCAACTATTTAAGAAGGAGGATCGCACATGGCTTCTGGTTTGGCACCAAAACTACCGCTAGTTTTTGATGATATCTATGGCCCATACGGGCTGATCACGGATTTTAGTTCTCTTGCAAAACAAAATTTAAAAATGCTTGTCTTAACAAGCCCGGGCGAAAGGATAATGGACACTGATTTTGGTGTTGGGTTGAAAAAATATTTATTTGAACAAAACACAGCCTCAACTTACTCTGAAATAGATAGTAAAATCAGGCAACAGGTTCAAAGATATTTGCCTTACATCGGGATTGATAGGATTGACTTTACAGTACCAGAAAATAATCCTGATCTTTTCCCCAATAGCTTATCAGTCTCTATATTGTTTACTATATTGCCACTTCAGACCAATGCGATTCTAAATGTAGAGGTTAATAACAATATTAACTAATTATTAAAGGTGTAGAAGTAGATGTCCAAAAAGAACGTTGCAATAAATTATACAAGTAGAGATTTTGAATCGATCCGGCGCGACCTGGAAGAATTCGCCAAAAGATACTATCCAAACACCTACAAGGACTTTAACAGAGCCTCATTTGGATCTCTGATGCTTGACACTGTGTCATACGTCGGGGACATTTTATCGTTCTATCTTGATTACCAAATGAACGAGACATTCTTAGACAGCGCCGTTGAGTATAGTAATGTTGTTCGACTCGCTAGACAGCTTGGATACAAACTTCAAACAAGCCCATCCTCATATGGACGAATGACATTTTTCGTTGAGATACCTGCCGCATCTAGTGGACTCGGACCGGACTCGACTCTCACACCAGTTTTGCAGGCTGGTTCGAACTTTACATCAACAGGTGGCGGATTTTACACCCTATTAGAGGATGTGGATTTTAACAAAGAAGGAAATCAGGTGGTTGTCGGCTCAGCTGATTCAACAACCGGAGCGCCCCTTACATATGTTATTAGAGCAACAGGGACAGCTGTTTCCGGCCGCGCCGGCACTGAGTCATTTGCCGTTGGCAGCTTTGAACGGTTTAGAAAAGTTCCCTTAGGAGTGACAAACGTCTCCAATATTATTAGTGTGACAGATTCCGAAGGTAATGAATATTTTGAAGTGGACCACCTATCTCAGAACGTTATTTATAAAGCGATAAGAAATACAACAACTACTCGTTCAACAGTGCCTAACTTATTAAAAGCCACCCCGGTAGCTAGAAGGTTTGTTGTCGAGACCATTAATAATCAGACGTTTATCCAGTTTGGATACGGTTCGGATAGCAACGACCTTACTAACCCTGTTGTAGATCCAACAGAAGTTGTACTGGACCTAAACGGAAGAACTTATACAACAGACGCCGATTTTGACCCTACAAAACTCATAGACACTGATAAGTTTGGAGTAGGACCCTCCGACACAACCCTGACAGTTCAATACCGTTTCAACACGACGTCAGATGTTAACGCTGCCGTGGATACGATTACGGGAATTGCTGCAGCAAACTTTAAGTTTGGTAATCAGGGCAGCCTTTCACTGGCTAATAGAAATTCAGTCATCAGCTCATTGGAAGCCACCAATGAAGAACAATTTGTCGGCAGCGTATCCCTGCCCTCGTCAGAGGAAATCCGGCAAAGAGCGTTTAGCCACTTCGCAACACAAAATAGAGCAGTCACAGCACAAGATTACCAAGCTATCTGTTATGGTATGCCTGCAAAGTTTGGAATGATTAAGCGCGTAGCCATTGCAAAAGATCCGGATGAGTTTAAAAGAAATGTTAACATTCATGTAATGTCAGAAAATAGCGTTGGAAAATTGATTGTTGCTAATAGCACTCTTAAAAACAATTTAAAAAATTGGATCACTCAGTATAAAATGATATCGGACACAGTTGATATTCTAGATGCTGAGATCGTTAATTTTGATATCAGTTATGAGATATTGATAGATATAAATGCAAACCGTTTTGATGTCATTGGGACTTGCAGCCAAAGATTAGCAGATAAATTTTCTATGAAACAAGACATTGGCGAGCCAGTAAAGATTACAGAAATCTATAAAGAATTGCAAAAAGTAGATGGTGTTGTGGATGTTACATCTGTTGATGTTGGTTTAAAATCTGGTGGCATATATTCTGAGTCAAACTATGATTTCGATGCAGCCCTGTCCTCCGACGGTAGAATGATAGAAGCACAGCCAAACGTCATTTTCGAACTCAAATATCCAAATGTCGATATCAAGGGATCAATTAGATAATGGCTATTTTTAGATATACGGCTAGCGCCGATAACACAATAACAAACGCCTATGAAGCATTTCTCGTAACTAGAGGCACAGGCTCCAATATGGGGTACGCTGATTCACTTGAAGTGTTTTCTATATACGGGCAAGAATCTGGTTCCAACGGACAATCTCAGGAGCTTTCCCGGATTCTAATTCAGTTTCCGGTATCTTCAATTTCTACCGACCGTACAGCTGGCACTATCCCGGCGTCTGGCTCGGTTTCATTTTATCTCAAAATGTACAATGCTGAACATCCTTTTACGCTACCGCAAGATTTTAATTTAATCGTAGCACCCATTTCGCAATCATGGAATGAGGGCACAGGTCTAGATATGGATAATTATCAAGATCTTGGTTTTTCAAACTGGCTGTCCGCTTCTTCTACAACCAAATGGGATAGTATTGGGGGCGATTATCTATCACAGGACAACTATAACGTTAGCTTTCCGCTGGGTTATGAAAATTTGGAGGTTGATGTTTCTGAGGTTGTGGAGAACTGGATTAAGGGTCTTGCCGGGGGAGAATACAATAATTATGGTTTTGGCATTCGCCTAACCGCTTCGCAAGAAGCTTATTTCTCCTCTTCTCTGGGGGCAGACACCGCCAACGTAATTCAGAACACAGTAGGGGCAACACAATCCTATTACACGAAGAAGTTTTTTGCTCGCTCATCAGAGTTCTTTTTCAAAAGACCAGTTATCGAAGCCCGCTGGGATTCGCGCACGATGGATGATAGGGAAAACTTTTTCTTTTCCTCTTCCCGCGCACCCGCAGCTGATAACTTAAACACCTTACAGTTCTATAACTATGGCAGGCGAGGACTGAATAACGTTCCGGCTGTTGGCACCAATAGTATATTGGTTTCGTTCTATTCCAGCTCATTCGGTGAGCCCAGTGGCTCTAAGCTCTTACTCCAGGCTGGCGGCAGCACCGTCTCTACGGGTGATGTGAACGCTACAGGCAGTTATGTGAGCACAGGCATCTATTCTTGTGAAATAGCCCTCACAGCGGCTGCTACGCCCTTACAGGAGATACACGATGTGTGGCACTCTGGTGGCGTTGAATACTTCACCGGCTCCTTCTTCCCGGAGCTAATGCCGACCTATGACAGTGCTCCAACGTTTAATAGAATAACGTCTTGCAAAAATCTTAAAAAGATATACTCCGCACAGGACACGGCAAGATTTAGATTTTTTGTTCGTGATAGAAACTGGTCTCCTACACTTTATACGGTCGCGACAGCGAACAATCCAACTGACATTGTAGAGAGTGCATCATTTAGCATCCACCGTGTAACAGACAATTTGGCTGCCATTCCATATGGAACCGGTTCAGATTTTAGCACTTACTTGTCATATGATAAGGAAGGAAGCTTCTTTGATTTGGATATGTCGTTGCTAGAGGCAGATTACATGTATGAAATAAGATTGTCATACTATAATGACAGCATAGGTGATTGGCAAGAGCAGCCTCAGACGTTTAAATTTAGAG